CAGTATTCATTGCCACCGTCTTCCTGTGGTGCCTGACTCAAGAGTTCATCGAGAAGTCGAAAGGTGTTCCAGGTATGGAGAAGGTACGTAACTTCACCATCATGGGTCAAGCTGTTGGCCTGAGCGCAATGGGTTGGCATACCTACCTGCAATCGAAGGACATTCCATTCATCGGTCTGGAAGCCAGTTTCCTCAATCGTGAGATTGCGAAACATCTGGATGACGAATCGTTGCGTGCATCGAAGTGGCTCGCACAGGAATTCGGAGAACCTGAATGGTGCAAGGGTAGTGGCGAAGCCATGACTCACCGCATCGCCTATGCACCTACCAAGAGCACGTCAGTTCTCATGGGTGGTGTATCGGAATCGTGGTTCCCTGATCCAGGTATGGTGTACGAAGCTGGTTCATCGGTAGGTGAACTGCGTCGTATCCCACAAGAGATTCACAAGCGCATGAAGAAGTATGGTGTCTACTCGAAAGAGACTGTCACCGATATCATCAACCATCTGGGCAGCGTGCAACACGTTGATTGGTTGACTGATCATGAGAAGCTGGTGTTCCTCAACGGGTTCGAAATGGATCAGGAGATTCTTCTGCGCCAGCATGAACACCGTCAACCACACACATGCCAAGGTCAGTCGTTGAACTTCTACATCGGTGGTCAAGAAGACGACATCGAAGAAAAGTTTGCACGCCTCATGACCAAGGTACTGCTGTCGAAACATTGTCTGTCACAGTATTACGCCTACTCCATGGTTGGCGTGATCGTGAAAGACGAATGTGAATCCTGTTCTGCGTAAGTAACTCCTACCACCTGAAGCCAGTTAATTCTGGCTTCATTCCCTCCCAAGGAAATCAAATGTCCGTTTGTATGCATACCGGCTGCAAGTCTTCTGCTGTTCAAGGTGGAGTTCGTTGCGTACAACACATCCTGCATCCTGTGCAGGATAGTGAAGTGCCGTCACGCCGTGACACTGACATGCCCATGTCACAGAAGTATCCCAAGTACTACAAGCCAATTCCAAATGGAATGGAAGAAGTTGATACGTATGCAGTGAACCTCATGTTCCCTGTAGACGATCCAACTGGCTGCATCATCCACGCACGTAAAAAGCTACTCGTACCCGGAAGCCGTACTGGCGGTAAGACATTCCGAGATGACGTACGTGAAGCTCGTGACACATTGACTCGGTATCTTGAGTTGATGAAGTAATGTAAGTGCGCCCTCCGGCGCTGTTCTGAACTATCAAGGAGGCTTTATGCCACAGAAGTACACAAACTCGTCGGAGGTTCCGCTTTCACTGGCGGTCTTTCTGGCCAGTGACTACTACGACTACAACAGTGAACCATTCACCATCAGTGCAACCACACTGCTGAAACCATTGCGTCAGATCATCCTGCCAATGCGAGTGGACAACACCCAAGCATTGGTCGATCTTCCAGCACAGATGAGTAATCGTCTTGGTGCTGCAATGCATGACGCCATTCAACGTGCATGGGAAACCAATCATGTACGTGCAATGGATGCACTCGGTTATCCAAAGCGCGTGATCGAACGTGTTCGCATCAATCCAGATAAGAAAGATTTGGAGCGTGATCCAACGATCATTCCAGTCTATCTGGAACAGCGCTTGACCAAGAAGGTTGGCAAGTGGACGGTAACTGGTAAGTTCGACTTTGTTGCTGAAGGTGAAGTCCAAGACTTCAAGTCAGCATCCGTCTGGTCGTACATGAACCAAGTCAACAGTGACAAGCAGATCATGCAAGGCAGTATTTACTGGTGGCTCGATCCTGTACTGATCACCAAGCCAACAATGAAGATCATCCATATCTTCATGGATTGGCGTGCAAGTCAAGTCGCAGCTGATCCAAACTACCCAAAACAACGGTTCCATGCTCAGACGCTTGAGTTGATCCCGCCAACACGGATGGATAGTATCATTCAGCGTAAGCTCAATGAAATTGAAGCCAACATGGACGCAGATGAAGCGACGTTGCCTCTGTGTCAAGAAGAAGACTTGTGGGTAAGTGATCCAGTCTTCAAGTACTACAAGAGCGGTGATACCACCAAACGCTCAACCAAGAACTTCCCAGACCGTGCCTCAGCCCTGCTCTACATGAGCAATGAAGGTAAGGGACAAGGTTTGGTCAAGGAAGTCACTGGCCAAGTCAAAGCATGTAAGTACTGTTCAGCTTTCCCAGTGTGCACCCAGAAGGACGACCTGATCAAGCAAGGCCGACTGGTTCTTTAACTTCTAAGGTAGGAACATCCCCCTATGAAAACATTCGATGAGATGGAATACCATCCGACCACGGAGAAGCTGGTAAGCATTCTGCAAGAGAAGACGCAGAATCCGAACCCGCTGTTCTTCCGTGTACAAGCAGGGTATTACTTCGCTTTGATCGCATCCATGATGCGCACCGAGATTACCACAATGGAACGTGGCAACATCCCGGTGAACCTGTACGCACTGAACCTCGGTACGTCTGGTTCAGGTAAAGGGTACTCGACCAACATTCTGGAAAACCAAGTGATCCAGAAATTCCGTCACAAGTTCCTCGAAGAAACCTACCCAACTCTGGCAGAGAACAACCTGCCATTGCTGGCCAATAAACGTGCTGTTCGTAAAGGCACGGACCCTGAAGATGAGTTGATCAAAGTCCAGAAAGAATTCGATGAACTCGGTTCACTGGTCTTCAGCTTTGACTCAGGTACGAGTCCAGCTGTGAAGCAGTTGCGTCACAAACTGCTGATGGGCAACTCTGGTTCCATGAACCTCCAGATTGACGAGATTGGTTCCAACTTGCTCGCCAATCAAGAAGTGCTCAACACGTTCCTTGAACTGTTCGACGTTGGCGATGTCAAGGTCAAGCTGATCAAGAACACAGCGGACAGCAAACGGAACGAGGAAATCAAAGGCCGTACTCCGACCAACATGCTGCTGTTCGGTACACCAGCGAAACTGCTGGATGGTGCCAAGGTTGAAGAAGAACTGTACTCCATGTTGGAGACTGGCTTCGCACGCCGGTGTTTCTTCGGCTACAGCCGTGTATCCAATCAGGATGTGGAACAAACACCTGAACAAGTCCTCGATCAGTTGACCAACCGTGACAGCAACGAGTTCCTTGAACAGTTGGCTTACACGCTGGAACAACTGGCTGACATCAGCCACTTCAATAAGAAGCTGATGATGACGCGGCAGACTACTCTCACGCTCATCGAGTACAAGATGAACTGCGAGAAGATTGCGCGTTCCCTGCCAGAGCATGAAGCCATCAAAGCTGCGGAGATTTCACACCGCTACTTCAAGGCACTCAAGCTTGCTGGTGCCTACGCTTTCGTGGATGACTCCCCGGAAGTGACTGAAGACCACGTATACAACGCCATCAAACTGGCAGAGGAATCGGGCGAGGCTTTCAACAAGCTGCTGACCCGTGACCGTGCATGGGTCAAGCTGGCCAAGTATCTCGCGTCCGTGAAACGTGATGTGACCCAAGCCGATCTGACTGAAGACTTGCCTTTCTACAAGGGCAGTGCAAGCCAGAAAAGTGACATGCTGAATTTGGCAATGGCATGGGGCTACAAGAACAACATCATCATCAAGAAAGCATTCTCTGATGGTATCGAGTTCCTGCGTGGCGAGTCGCTTGATGTGACGGACACCAATCGCATGATCGTGAGCTACAGTAACGATCTGGCCGAAGGGTACAACAACGAGTACGCGCCATGGGACAAGCTCCACAAGCTGACCCAGATCAATGGCATGAACTGGGTGAATCACCACTTGGTCAATGGCCATCGTGCAGAAGAGGATGCAATCCAGGGCTTCAATCTGCTGACCATTGATGTGGACGGTACTGTGCCAATCAGTACTGCCAAGATGTTGTTGGAAGGGTACAAGTACCTGATCTACACGACCAAGCGCCATACGGAAGAAGAGAATCGTTTCCGTATCATCTTGCCGATGAACTATACGCTCAAGCTGGACGCCAAGGACTACAAGGAGTTCATGAAGAACGTATTCGAATGGCTTCCATTCGAAGTCGATGAGCAGACCCATCAACGTGCACGCAAGTGGATGTCATGGGATATGCACTTCGAGTACGGCGAAGGTGAGTTGCTGGACGTGCTGCCATTCATTCCGAAAACCAGTAAGAATGAAGAACGCAAACGTGTCCTGCAAGATCAGCAGTCCATGGACAACTTGGAACGCTGGGCCATCAAGAGCATTGGTGACGGCAATCGCAATAACATGCTGTTGCGCTACGCCATGATCTTCGTGGATGCTGGCTTCGATATCGAGCAAGTACGTCAGCGGTTGTTCGCTCTGAACGACAAGCTGCCTGACAAGTTGGACGAGGCAGAACTGTACAGCACCATCATGAAGACCGTGACCGGCGCTATTGCCAAGCGTCCGTAGTATCCACCGCGCCCTTCGGGGCGCATTTCCCCCTGTAAAGGAATACCATGACTCAAGAAACCAAACATGTCAGCGAGTTCGCGCTCGTGTCAGCAATGAACACAGCCTTCAATAATGCGAAGGGTAATCCAGATGACTATCGCGGCAAGCCAAGTGCTCCAGGCTTGCGTGATGTGGTGTACGACCAGCCACTGTGGGAACGTCTGTCCGCTCAACTGCGCAACATCAAAGACGAAATCATTGAACTGACCAATGCGTTTGCAAGTGGTTCAGTCATCGAAGTTCGTGATGCGCTGTGCGACATCCGTGTGTTCGCCTACGGTGGCTTGCATTTCATTGGCTATGACATGGATGATGAACATGATGTGCTTAAAAGCATCAGTACAGGTGCACCTATTCCAAGCATGCTGTCGGTTATTCATCCAATGCAAACACTGATCACTTCATACGAGTATTTGATGGTGGCAGTGGCTGAACGGAATCTGCACACAACAATCACTCGCATCGGTCTGGTGATCTGGGCAGCCAAGAACGTATCGACACGTCTTGGCCTGGATGCTGATCAACAGTATGCCGATATGGATGCTGTGATCAAAGGCGTGATGACTCGCTTCGTCAAAGACGAAGATGATCTGCAAGCCACGATTGAACTGCATGCAAAGAAAGGTGTTTGCCACACCTACATGGAAGGGGAATTCCCAACCATGATCCTGAAGTCGTCACGCGATCAGCCTGATGCACCCAAAGGAAAGTTCCTCAAGTCGGCCAGCTATCAGAACACTGTCTTCAGTCCACTGACTGATGCACAAGCAGTTCAGTCTGCTGTAGATCAGTGGGCATAAGGCGGCTCCGCTCGCTCCCGCGAACTGTTAAAAATATCCTCGAAAGGAAACCATGGCTCAAACACAACAAGTAAATGATAACCTCATCATGATCGTCGGCAAATCAGCAACCGGTAAATCGGCTTCGCTGATGGGCTTCGATGAACCTGAAGGTGTCATCTACGCCAACTGTGAAGCTGGCAAGAAGCTGCCATTCAAATCCAAGTTCAAGCAGTTCGTCATCACTGATCCGTATCAGCTGTACGAAATGTTTGACTGGGCTGAGAAGCCAGAGCAATCCAAGTATCACACCATCGTGATCGACACGCAGACCTACCTGATGGATATGTTCGAATCGGTGCACGTCATCGGTTCGGCCAATACCCAACAGCAGTGGGGCGCGTATGCTCAGTACTTCCAGAACCTGATGCAGCAGTACGTTGCACGGTCGTCCAAGAACGTCATCTTCTTGGCACACACCGTCGATGAACACAATGCAACTGACATGATCATGGAGACGAAAGTCCCAGTCAAAGGTGCACTGAAAGGTAAGGGTATCGAATCGTTCTTCAGCCAAGTTGTTGCCACCAAGAAAATGGCAATCAAGGATTTGGCTGTATACGAGAATCCCCTGCTGATCATCACTGATCGTGAACGTGCATTGGGCTACAAACACGTCTTCCAAGTCAACCTGACCAAAGACACTGTGGGCGAGCGCCTGCGTGGTCCAATGGGCATGTGGGATGACAAAGAGACGTTCATTGACAACAATGTGCAGTTCTTGCTCAACCGTCTGCACGAATACTACGCGTAAGTGATTGCTCACACGTAGTCCCTGCACTAAACTGTTCAGCTTGGTTCAACGTTCGTTGAGTCTCGCTGGACACCCCCGAAGTAAAACAACCATTTGAAAGGCAACACTATGTCTCTGCTCTCCAACCTCAAACCACAAGATGATGTCAAAGGCGAAGAAAAGGATTCCGTTGGCGGCGGTAAGCCAGTCTACGATTCCGGCATCTATCCCGGCACCATCAACCTGGCCTACCTGCAAAAGTCCAAAAGCGGCGCACTGGGCCTGTTCCTGACCATCGGAACTGATGATGGCAAGGAAATCACTCAAGCCATGTACGTCACCGGTGGTGACAGCAAGGGCAACAAGCACTACTACGAAAAAGACGGCGAGAAGTTCTACCTGCCTGGCTTCAACATGGCGAACTCGCTGGCAATGCTGACCGCTGGTGTTCCACTGTTCGAAGTCGAAACGGAAACCAAGACCATCGCGCTCTACAACTACGAAGCCAAAGGTGAAGTGCCTACCAAGGTAGAAGTTGCAACCGGCCTGATGGGTAAGCGCGTCTACGTCGGTCTGATCAAGCAAGAAGTCCAGAAGACCGCCAAGAACGAAGCGACCGGCCAGTACGATCCAGTCGATGGCACTCGTTTCGAAAACGACATCGACAAGTTCTTCTGCGGTCACGAGCAATTCGACAAGATGACCACTTCGGAAATCATGGCGAAGAAGCAGGACGACACCGTGGTCGCATCGTTCTTCGATACGTGGGACAAAGCCAACACCGGCAAAGTCCGTGACAAAACTGGCGGCGGCAAAGCCAAGGCCGGTGCTCCATCGGCAGGCAAGCCAGCAGCAGCTGGTGGCAAGCCAACGGCTTCGCTGTTCAACTAAGCAATCGCCGGCTGTAGTAGCAGTACCACTCCTTCGGGAGTGGTTTTTTATCTCTGAATGAAAGCAGTTCATGACTGATATTCGCGTAACACCTGAACGCATCGACTCGCTCATGCAGCGACTGGTTGCCCGTGTGAGCCAACCTGCTGGTACGACCAGTACGTTCGTTCATCTGTTCCTTGACGATAAGTTCTATGTCGCCACCGGACATTCGGCTTGTGTTGATCCCGCAGCATTCGATGCCACCTATGGCATCAATCTTGCGAAGAAAGAAGCATTCGCCAAAGCTCGTGATCAACTGTGGGTGCTGGAAGGCTACGCTCTCTTTAAGGAGACGAACAATGTCTGATCAAGATCAAACAGCAGCAGAACATCCACTGCAACCAATGATCGATGAAATGGTTGACGTACAAAGCGTTGATCAGTTCGCCGCCATGATTACGCACTGGCATGCAGGTATGCTTGCACGTCTGCGCAATCTGCGTGAAATTCCATTCGGCACCCTGATCACTCTCATCGAAAACGATGGCAGTGAAACCAAGGTCAAGCTGAAAGGTGATGGCATGAAAGGTTTCCAGGGTGCACTCAATGCAGCCATTGCGGAAATCGAATCGCTGCCATTCGTCGTTTCGACAACCCCAGTACCGGACATGGCCGAAGTCATTGGCAATGAACTGGGTCAAGACTGATGCTGACGCGTCGGGAAACTGATGCGATAACAGTGGTGGGTATGGACCCATCACTGCGCAACTGGGGACTGGCCAAGGGGACTTACTATCCCCACAGCGGCCAGTTGGACATCACTCAATTTGATGTGATCCAAGCTGTAATTGAGGAAGGCAAGTCTGTCCGCAACAACAGCAAAGACCTGTCAGCTGCACAACAGTTGGCAAAAGCTGCAACACAATTCATGGCCGGTGCCAAGGCCGTGTTTGTTGAAGTACCCCATGGAAGCCAAAGTGCTCGTGCTGCGGCTTCATATGGAATCTGTATTGGTATCCTGGGTGCCATGCGTGCACAGGAAATTAGTTTCTTCGAACTGTCTGAAGCAGATGTTAAAGCTGCTACAGTTGGTAAGAAGACTAAGACTACCAAGCGGGAAGTGATCGACTGGGCAATGAAGCGGTTCCCTACTGCTCCGTGGCCCATGAAGACAGAGAAAGGCGTGCAGTCCGTAGTGGAAGGCAGAGCCGAACACATGGCTGATGCTACTGGCGCAATTGTCGCTGGTATTGCAAGCCAGCAATTTCAACAACTGCTGACCTTCATTCGATAGGCAGCAACAACATGAAAGAAAAGAAAATGGACATCCAACTGAAACACGCAGAAATCGAGTCGGCAGTTCGCGCATTCGTGAGCGAAAAGATTGGCATCAACCTGACCGGCAAGAACCTGAACGTTCAGTTCAGCATGGGTCGTGGTGCCAATGCACTGGTTGCCAACCTGTCGATCACCGATTCGACTGATGTCGAAGTGCCGGGCTATACCGACCGTGACGCCGATCCAGTCAAGTCGGCTGATGTCGTGAACCTGCCACTGACGGCAGCTGATACGCCAACGCCTGACGTGAAGCCAGAAGTCCCGGCCAACACCGAGCCGCTGATCCCGGCTGAAGACCCAGCACTCGATACCGATGCAGCTGAAGTCGAACAGGTCAAGGCCGATGCGAAACCAGCTACCACTGGCGGCATCTTCAACTAATCAGCGATGCTGATAGTTGCCTATCTACTCCTGATCCTGATGGTAGGAGCGGCACTGGTAGGTATAGCCATCGCAGGCGCTGTCCTCGGTGGCATTCTCTGTGTGCTGTTTATGATAGGATTTCTCTTCCACGAAACCATGCAATGGCTCAGGAAGTAGATCGTAAGAAACGTTGTAGTACAGAAAGTGCCGGTTCGACTCCGGCTCGTTCGCAGAGGCTGGGTAGGAAGTGGTGCGGTTCAATTCCGTGATTGGGGCTTGGTAGTCCAAAGGCGCGTATCCCCCACGTTACGGGGGACTAATCTGTCAGGGCATTGCGTTAAGCCGGACGTGCGCTCAGGGGGACATGGACGTGGCGTAATGTCCTGTCAGATTAGGGGGGATTAGCTCAGAGGTAGAGCGGTGGACTCCTAAGCCATTGTCATGGGTTCGATTCCCATATCCTCCATCAGTATTCTCTCCCAGAGAACGGTGCTACAGTTTCCATGTCGTCGCATGCCTGTAGCCGTTACCCTCACGAAACGAGGGACCAAAGAGTTGGGTGAGTGGCCTGAAACCTGACGCAGATACAAGCAGGACGTGGTTCTGTAAGCCAATACGTGATTCCTGTACGCAAGTTCGAATCTTGCACTCTTTGTCTTATTAATGTATATTCCTTTCTCCGGGTAGGTGTGGCGAGCGGCGAAGCCAGCTGACTGTAAATCAGTGACACCAGAAACACCGAAGGTTCGATTCCTTCCCTGCCCACCAAAATTCATAAGCCACCTTCGGGTGGCTTTTTCTATTGGAGCTTTCAATGGTACACATTCCGTATTCCACTATGATCCATAAGTTTATTCAGGGATACTTACCGAATCAATGGATCAATCACCCATACATCCGGGTGTATGTACGTAAGGCATCCCGTAGATTGCCCGGTACTACTGGCTTTCAACAAACATTCGATGTGGCCAATATCGAAGTCCACCATGAATATCGTGGTGAAGGTCGTTTTACTGAATGGCTGAATACAGCTGAAGCTGAAGCCAAGAAGAATGAATTCGATGCTGTGTTCGTTGAAAGCATTCTTGAAGAACGACTGATCCCGTTCCTTGAACGTCGTGGATATCAGCACATGCCAGGAAGTGTTCCTCCCAGCATGTACCTCATGGTCAACAACGTTTAGTCACGGAATGGTGTCATCAAAGTCTTCACAGTGAGCAGTTCTTCAATTGCTCCGAAGGCTTCGAAAGCACCCATCGAGAACGGATTACCGATCCGACCGAGCATTGCACTGTGGGTCAACATCGGCAGGAAGTCGATGAAGTGGCCTACAGTCAACAACATCATGGCACGTCCAGGGTTCTGCTGATACAGCATAGCGATCACCTTCTGGATACGCAGGTAGTACTTGGTGAAGTACACCAGACCCATATCGTTAGCGTATTGCAGAGTACGATGTGATGGTACATCGTAGTTCACGAATGCATCACTCACCATCTGAATAGCCTTATCACCACTCATGGGCATCTTCTCACGAGTGAGCAGATGTTGATGCAGCGTATAACGAGCAAGGAAGTCAGAGACTTGCGTACCGTAAGCCAGAGCTTGGTACAGCGGAGTATCTTGAGCCATCACCAGATACTTACCTGCTTGCAGCACCACTGGATTCAGACTACCGACAAACTCATCGATCTTCTTGGTCGCCTGACCTTTGTACGAGAACTTGTCATCCTCTTGGCTCACATCCTCCACGATAGTTGGCATCAGTCCAGCTTCAACCAGTTCACGCACAGGATTACGTGCCAGAGCATCTTTCAGCTGAATAATATCCCGTTCAGCTTCTTTACGGTCCCGACCTTGCAGACTATCCAACTGAATAGCCATTTCCAGCTGTGCCAGTCGTTTGCTATCGCGTCGATATGCCGTAACACCTTTCAATGCAACACGATGATGTTTCCAGATGTCAGTCAATGGCACACCAAACCAAATCAACTGAGATACGTTCGAAGTGAAGTTACCGAGCAGAGTAATGCCTGACTTCACAACCAGCGTGTCCTTGACTTCGCCAATCACTGCCTGCCAGCCTTCTTCAGC